ACAAAGCCTTTTAGCATAATGCTTTTTAAGTAACCATTCTTTACTTTGTGAAGTATCAATACTTTTAATTTTATATTTATCTTTTATACTCATACAATTAATGATTTAATGATTTGCCCACGCTCAAAAAAAATAAAACAAACAGCTTATAACACGTGCTATGCGCCATTAAAACGAGCGCATAGCACCGTCCGTTATAGGCAAGTATTAAAACGGTTCTGCGTTCACTTCTTCAGCTTTAAAAACTTTCCATGCTTCAATGCTTGTAAAATGCTTTTCGTTCCATTCAGTTGTGCGAAAATTAAACGATACATCTACTTTTGAATTGACTTTGTTGTACTTTTCAAACTTATCTACTTTCTCATCTCCATAGATTGAGAATTTAACACTCTGAGGATATTGGTCTACTTCTTCAGTTACAATAAACTCTATTTTTTTTGTTTTTCCAACCTGGATAACATCAAGGATATTAGTAATAATCCCTGTGAATTTCATTTCATTTTTCATTGTTCTTTTTGTTTTAAAATTAATACTTCATTTGCAATCTCAAAGGCTTTTTCAACAAGCTTTTGTTTTTTATAACTTTTTCGATTGTACTTCAAATGTGAAGCAATTACCGAGAAGTTAATGTCTTTAAAATCAATTATGTTTTTCATGTTGCTCTATGTATTTGCGGACATTCGTCCAGATGGTTAAATACTTTCTGAAGCCTTTCTCCATGACCTTGGCTGTCTCAATAGCCGCCTCTTTGGTTGGGAATTGACTTAGCAAAGTTTCAGCTTTTTCTTTGGTTTCTTTGTTCATTTGTTTTTTATTTAAATGTTTCGTTGTAATAATCAATACCTCCTACCCAATATTCGTAGCTAGTTCCCGCTCCACTAGATTTCCTTAGTTTATTCCCGTGAGCTTCTATAATCTGTTGCTTCTCCATTTCTTTGGCTTTCTCGGTTGTAAACTTATTATAATTAGGTGTTGTTTCATCTAAGTTTAAATTTTCAATCAACCATTCTACTGCTGTCTTTTTCATTTGTTTTTTAGATTTAGCTTGTTAATATACTCGTTATAGTATTCATGTGCCATGTGAACTTTCTCAATCATTTCAGCTTCTAACTTTTTATCTCGTTCAATTCTTAAAGTAGTCACTAAGCTTTCAATCGGTGCGTTTATTGTTTTGTGAATTTGCACGTTGTCATAGCCAATCAAATGGTCTGGAGTGTCAACCATGCAATAAGCAAGTTCTGCATTATTAACATCGTAAAGGTACATATAGCCCCTTAATTGATACTCATAATCTTTCAAAGTGATATCCTCACTAGTTGCCGGGAACGTTTCAAAGGACCAGGAACACTTAATGTCAATTATCAACTCAGGTGTTATGATGTCACATTCGCCTGTAATTATTTCAGTTGACTTTCTTTCTTTATTCTTTTCGTGTGACGTAAAAAACACGTTGTTATAAAGCAATATAGCCGATCCCTCGCACTCTATACCTTTCTTCACGTACTTATTGTTTAGTTCGGTTTCATAGCCATAGAAGTCTTGTTTAGCTATTGTTTTAATGTAACTCTTTGCTGTCTCACTTAAAGCTCCTTTGACTTTTGAAGCAGTGCAAATTTTTGGTAATGAAGAACATCTAATTTTCATAATGATTGGATTAAAAATGTAAGTACTGCAGAAAATAAAAAGCTTAACCATCCGAAAATAAATAAGCCTTGATTCCAATTTCTGATTATTCTTGTTGATCCCGTAGGAAGTTTTGGATTAATTGATATTAAAAATATTAATAAGATAACCCAATAAATTGTTAAAATAGTTAAGTAAAGGCTCATAAGTTGATTAATAATAAAGCCCCTTCCTGAGCTGTGTTTAGTTTAAATTTAGCTTTCAATTCTTCAATCGTGTATTCTTTTTTACGGATTTTTTCAACTGCTTTGTCAAACCTTTCGTTTGTTAATGTTTCACGATCATCTTTTGCAATAGAGTCAATATCAGCTTCGGATTCGTCAATTAAAAATAACCCATTAATAGCGTACTTTCTAGCGTAGCTTGACGCTGTTCCAGTGCATTGCTCTGAACTCATACCTTTATGTTCGCTTAGTTCAGCATAGCCATAAGACTCTATATTAAATTCTCCATCGTCAAAATGTGCTGTTGCTTTTAAAAAGAACTTTGACCCTAGCATAACAATTTCATCCGATAAATTAAGTAAGCAATTGTACTTGTTTAAGAATGGTTTTAAGGCTTCAAGTTGTTGTTCACTTGTTCGATACTTGTATTTTCCAAAGGAGTTAAACGAACCTTTTGGGCATTTTAATTCTGCTTGTATTAAGATTAAATTTTTCATGATATTACTATGTTTAGGTTTATTTGATAAATTGTTAAGTCGTAGAGCATAATACAAGCTCTATGATAATAGTCCCCTTGCGTTGACGGTAGTAATTTGTAATCTTTGTTTCTTTTTGTTTCAATTAGCAAAGCATACGTGTGAACAAGGTCTTTTATTTTGCTGTCAAAAAAGCCTTCTGTTTTTACCACTAACTTCATCTGTGTGTGAAATCGTTTTAATAAATCTTCCATGGTTTATAGTTTTTAATTATTAATTATATACAAATATAACTATTTATTATTAATAACCAACTATTTCTTTAAAATAATTTAAATTATTAACTAAATAATATTTAAATCCTTGGTTCTCTAATAGCTTTTGTTGATATTTCTGCAGCTCCGATTGTATGCCATTTAAACTTTTGAACTCAACAAATATCGTTTGACCGTCTTTAAAAAAGGTGCAGTCAGGGAATCCGCTTACATTGCATTTAATAACTTTTAGAACATACCATCCCTGAGATTTAGCGTACTTCAAACATGAAGCTTGTAACTTGCTTTCTAGCATTTCTTAAATTGTGCTTCGGTAAAGTTTTTTTTCTGTTTTATCACCTGGTGTATCTTTTCGCTTAATGATCCTTTTGAATAAACAAAATAAACATCGTTAATAAGCCTTTCTTTAATTGTCATTCGATCACGAGCTTGTATAAAATTTGTGCCTGAAAATCCGAAGTTATAAAATACCAAACATTCTGCTTTTGACAAGTTGACACCTAATGCAGTTGAATATTGTTGTCCTATGAAATCTTTATCAGTTGTATTAAACTCGTTTAAATCGTTTGTATGGTTAGGGAAAACTTGTTTCAATAGTTCAAGCTCCTCAACGTAATAATACAGAATAGCAATCTTTTTGCCTTTGAATTTATCACGTATAAAAATAGCTTTTGAATAGTCCAGACTTTGAGATTTACCACTTTCAAATTTAATCGTGCCACTTTCTAATTGGTGTATTTTTTGCATCATTTTAGATCCCGAATCTGCTAAAATTGTTTCTTCTTTGCCAACAATAACTTTATCTTTTTTTAGCTTTGATATTAAGTTTTGACAAAGTTCTGGAATGTAAATCACGTGTTCATTTACCTTGCTTTCAAAGCCACTTTCTTTTTGGGTATATTTTAAAATGTAAGGATCAATCACTAAATCAATCAAATCTTTTTTAGCATCGGAATAGTCATTTACAACTCCATGACCAAGGTGTTTTGGCTTTACATTTACAAACGTCTTTGACCATTTATAAAAACTCCCGTATTGTTTAAATGGAGTGTACGAGCTTACCCAAAACTGATGAAACATTTGCGAGTAACTTTCAGCAGCAGGCGTGCCACTTAAAAAAATCATAGGCAAAAAAGAGTATTTCAATTTATATTCCTTAACTCTTTTACTTGGTTTTGGGAATGCTCCAAAGCGATGATGTTCGTCGTGTATGATTAAATCAAAACTATTATTAATATTCTCTAATTGTTCATCATTAATGATTGTTATTTTAAATTCAAAGCCAAAACTATAATAGTCATTTTGGATTGAACTAATTGCTTTTTTCTTTGTTAAAAACAAAACATTTTTAGCTCCAAACAATTCAGCAATTTTCAAAGCTGTTAAAGTTTTGCCTGTCCTAACTTGCATTGCTAGATAAACAAGTCGCTTTTCTTTAAGGATCTTTAATCCTTGTTCAGATAGGTCAATTTGATAATCTCTAAGTTTCATAATTTGCTTAACCATTGTTTATAAATTTGTTCCGCTATTTTACCAGTCATTAATGGTGGCACACTCATACCAATTAGATAGTGATGTTTAATCTTTAAGAAATTGTAGTCTTGCGGGTAAGAACCAATACATTTACTTTCAAAATCACTTGTATAACGTGGCTCGTCAAATAAACAGTAACAATCTTTTTTTGTTGTTAAAGTACCACACACTTTATAATCATATAAAAAATTAGTCCCAAAACCTGTACTTTCTTTTCCTCTTACTCTTCCATTTATTTCAGCAAACGAACTGTCTCCTAACTCTCTTTTTTCCCACAATGTTTTATAAAAATCACTTACTAAATATTCAGTATTGTTTTTTTCTTTAAAATCTTTAAAAGGTATTTCTTTCTCATTAAATTCTAATTCGATTTTTGGAAGTTCAGTAAACATATCTACGTACTCCATTAAACTTGGTGCTAAATCTTTGCGTAATGCAATAAAAAACACTCTTTCTCTACGTTGCGGAACTCCCATTTTTGAAGCATCTAATAGAAAGTGTTGGCAAGTATAGCCAGCTTCATCAAATGCTTTGTAAATTTCAATTACATACTTTTTAGCATCTCCCATTAATAACCCTTTTACGTTTTCAGCTACTACTACCTTTGGTTGTAATTCTTTTGCTAAGTCTATGAAGTCAAAGAATAGAGTATCTAAAACTTGTAATTCTTGACCTTCTCGAAATTTCTTTTCTTTCCCCCAATCTTTCTCACGATTACCAGCCATACTAAACGAGCTACATGGTGGTGAACCGTCTAAAATGTCTAATTCGTATAGTTCTTTTGGTAAGTCTTTACGTTTAGCAAAAGTTGTGATACTTTCTAAATAGCTAAATTTTGGATTATGATTTACTTTGTAAACTTCAACCATTTTAGGGTCTATGTCATTGTGACCTATCACATCAAACCCAGCTAATTTATATCCAAAAGAACTACCACCCCACAAGCAAAACAACTAAATACTTTA